CTATTCATGCTCGCGAGGAATGTGGTACCTCATATAACTCTCAACATCATAAAGAAAGCTGTAAAGTTTATCGTAACTTAAAGGTCCTGTAGTTTTAACATAAGCATCCTGAACTGCTGGTGTGTAAAATGCTGAAAATAACTTATGATCTTCGTAGTATTTTCTTGTTCGATTTAGACTATTATTTTTATATTCTCTTTCTAACTCTTTCCTAAGTCTTTTGGCAAGAATCAGACTTTCTTTTTTGTTCGTCTGAAACAGATCCATCCCAACATTCGCTTCTTTAATAAAATATTTCATTTTTTCAATAACAATGTCTTCAGGAATATCGTGTATTCCATTAAAAAGTATCTCGTTCACTTGAATTCATCTCCTTTAATCTACTGGTTTCGACAAAAGTTGTAGTTTTCCTTCTTTTGGAATTTATCTTTTCTCTAATAGCATTGAGCTTTTTTAGACACCAGGAAGGAAGCTCAATAATGCCTGCAATTAATAATAAACCTCACTCTAAAATGATAATCACAATAATGTCCAATCATGAAGAAAAGAGAAAGAAGCGGTTAAATTGTTAGTCTAAGCCGCTTCATAATATATTATTGTATTCATGATGTATTTCAGTTAACCAACTGGATTTGAAGCTGACGTTGCCGCGACAGCTTTTTCATTTTCTAATGTTCCACCAACCACCTTACCAACAATCTTCACCTGATGTTCACTCACTACCTGGATCCGCTCACCTGGTAGTATAATTTGATTCCCGAAGCGGATAAAGGCACTAATAAAACGTTCCCACGCCGCTTCAAATACTGCTAAATCCTTTCCGTTGCTTCGAGGCTGTTATCTGTTGAAACTAGCACCTCGTCACCTTCTAATAGCCCTAAATAATTATTGTCATTCGATATTTCTAATTTTTATTCGCACATTACACATACTCCCCTTTTTCGAGTGTTTTCTTTCCTAATAAAATTCCTTCTATGTCATTGATGGTATCCAACGCGCCATTATCATAGGCAACTTCTTCATAAACTTCTATTAATGCATTGTGTGCTTCCTGGTATCCTATCACTTTGCTAATTTCCTCTTCTAACCCATTATTAACTAATACTTCGATTATAGCGTTATAAGCTGTTGCTTTCGCATCCCACAATTCATTGAAACGAGGATGGTCTGTTACTGAATACATAATGTTTCCTCCTCTTCCATGTCTTCTGCTTTTTGTTTTACCAATTCAGTAATTTCGATTAAACCTTTCCCTTTGTAGTCTATATCAAAAAGACTAGCTACATATTTAACCATAAATACCAGAGCACCATCCTCCTCAAACATACAGCGTTTATAGGCCTCTAAAGATATAGTAGCTTCACGTTCATTCTTAACTTTTTCTTTCCATTCATGTAGAACAATACCTTCTACTTTGTGTATAAGTTTCAAAGTTAAAATACCTGCTGTGTTATCGCTAGAAATCAAAAATCTATCGCTATAAATTTTACTTTTCATGCCTCTCACCCAACCTCTGTATTTATTTTTCAAAGCTGCTTTTCTTAAGTTCAAATTTACTAAAGTTAAAATTTATCATTTTTAACATTATGACCAAGAAACTAAAAATCTATTACAAGAGACTAAAATTATTCGTTAGATTTGAGGTCCTAACATTCACCTACCTTTAAGTCACATGACAGTTATTTCTGTTCCATATACCGCCTGGCTGTTGATGGTTACCAAAATAATAAAAATCCATATTTATGTACTTATAGTACACCTTAAATATTATTAAGTCAATTTTTTTATGGATTAAAAGTTTATTTTTATGTATTTTTAATATATAATAATAGATGAAAGGAGATGTTATGTTTGTCATTTGATTACAAGCCTTTTTTCAAAACACTGATTGACAAGGAAATTACAAGGGAACAAATCAAAAAAGATTTACAATTGTCCCCTACAACTATGGCTAAACTTGCTAAAGGCGAAAATGTCTCTATGATTGTTTTAGACAAACTATGCCAGTATTTGAATTGTGAGATTGAGGACATTATTGCTCATGTCAAGGAAACCGAATAACCACACAAAAAGCATCTACTCTCATGGAGCGGATGCTTTTTGTATAGAAGCGGTCATTAAATTATTAAAACCTCATTCAGTGCCACTATCGACTTCAAAATTTTCGAAGCAGCGAAACATAGCTATAAAGATCATTCAACCGAACAATCCTATAATGCAATATGTGTATTCGCTAACAACAATTTCGTGGTTAGCAAGCTGCTTACAATTTGGCAGAATCTAAAATCAATCTTAATCTAACGAACACAGCAATCAAAGGTCACCGCAATTTTCCCCTAAGCAAAAATGCTTTGATCTGATTTCTTCACTCTTTGAATTCGGTGTATCCTAATTTGCATGTTAAAAACTTAATAATTATATTTTATTGGGTATTAAACAAATTTAAAAAGCCGAGTTTCCTCGACTTTCATTATTGCCCCAATACCAACACACCTGCCCGTGCGATTTATATTTCCCATTCATGGGTTACTATGTATTCTATCGTTTCTACAGTAGGCTTGTAAATCCAAAATCTTTTTCCTTTAGGTCCTCTTCGACGTTGATATTGTCTCACTCTTGGATCATGAAGAAAAAAATCCTCTAAGTATGATTTACTCATACAAGTTAAACGGGTCAACTCATCTATATCACAAAGAATAAGGTCTTGTCTTACATATTCATAAATCTGTTGTTTAATTTCTTTCTTAATAATAATCATGGCCTCATCATCTAGCGTTATCTTAACATCAATATTTTCCATTTCTATCGATAAACCCCTTTTCTAACTTAAGTCATTTTTCTTATATCCAAAAATTTCAGTTTTTCGAATTATTTTTTATCCACTCGAATACCTCATCTCGCGGATACCTTCCTTGAATATAAGGGAAATTTGGAAAACCAGATACATTTTTTATGCGATGCACTACTGATCTACTACATTGAAATATTTCCTTTAAATCGGAATTTGTTAACATAGGTGGCCACTTATGCTGTTGCTTTCCATATTCTACGCCTTGTAAAAAGGCTTCTTCCGCTATCTGTTCAATTTTCAATCTAATCAATTCTAGTTCTAGTTTAGCTATTTTAACTTCAATATTAATTTGATTTGTATCGTCTTTTTTACCCACAACCATACCACCTTTATTATTTGATTTATCAAATATTTTACAAGAAACACCAACATCAGTCATAAAAATTGACTGATAAATTGAATCAAAACATCTGCCAATACCTATATCTATTTCTTTTTGTCTTACTATACGTTCAGACTTCAATTCCTCCATGAGATTGTCTATATAGGCTTTAACGCTATCATTTGCTATCAATCTTGCAGAATTTGCTCTAATTGATTGTAAGGGACTTCATAGGCTTTTTGATAAGCTTTTGTAGCATTCCAATACTTAGTGTAATACAAACAAAAAAGCCATTGCTTATCAGTTAAATCACCATTTTCGTTAGTGATAATCTCTTCTGATTCAACGGCTCTTTTCATTAGAGTTGCATCCTTTTTAGCTGCATCCCTAGTCCATGGATTACCGTTTTTAGTATCACGGCTCTTTTGGCTCTTTTGGCTCTTTACAGTACCTAAAGGAATATCATATTTCTCAGCTAGCTTAGCCAATGTTATTTTAGTTGTTTCGTATTCATGTTTAATTTCATCCCAATTAGCCATATCTCATAAACACCACCTCCAACATCTTTTAATAAAAAAACACCCACATTATGTGGATGCTTCAAAATTTTTAATTAAAAAAAACATAGAACTGTATTACTTGTGCCATGTTATAACATACTTTCTTGCGTCCTTCGAATGTACAAAAAACATCTCCATTTTTCATCATGTTTTCCATTTGTTCAATAACATCATTTTCATTAGCACCAGAAAGATATATATCTTTTGCGTTACCTACATTAAAAATTAGCCTTACTTTATACTCCATAATTCTCACCCCCACCAAATCATAAACCAGAAGATGAAATATATGTAACAACTTTTTGCTCTCAAAACCAAACCAAACTCTGCCCTCTCAACTCATAGCGTTTTGGCTGTTTGATGCAGTTTTCAAAGCGAAAGTCAATGGTTCACATTGAACTATCGTTACAGTCTGGTACATCATGTACTAGACATAATAAAAAGCCTTACCGTGCTAGGGATAAGGCTAGTCTACTGCGGTAATATGAAAAAACTTGAAAAATGAGTATTTGAATTAAAACATTGTTTGAATTAGTGTTTTATATAATTTTTCATTAATTTCAATTAAGGATTGTTTCCCGTCAGTAAACTTGATTGCAATAACATGTGTTCCTTTATTTTTAGCAGATAATCCAGCCAATAACCCCACAGGACCTAAAAGTGCGCCACCAACTAAACCTCTAGTTACACCGCTTACTGCACTTTTTCTATGCTCTTCTGTAATTAACTCATAAGATTCTATTGAATTTTTATTTAACGGAAATGATTTTGTAAACGATGTATAAAGTAAAACTTCATTTCTTCCTAACATCAAATTTTTCCCCTGATAATCACCAGCAATTACTTTATTTTGAGCCATTTTCATCCCTCCATATTCTTAAATATACATAATTTGGAGAGATTAGACTATACTTCATTACAATTCTATTCCAAAGATCTATTGTCAACTTTTAAAATTAAAATCTTAACTTTTTTTAAATTGTAGGAAGCGGCCAGATCATTTTTTGATCTAAACCGCTTCTATTATTTGAGGCCATTTCCAAAATTAATTTTCGATTTCTTTTTCTCCATTTGTTTCAACAAATCATCCAATTGCTCTCCCTTTTTTACTTCTTCCTCCATGGTTTGTACTTCATTATTAGTGACTTCAAAATAACCTTTATTATTTTGAGCAACAAACACTTCATCTAAAATTAAATTTAAATCCTTTCCTTCAGTATCAATACCATGGCTCCTTGTAAGATTATCTAAAATAATTTGTTCTAATCCATTTCGTTCGAAAAGGTACTCTCGAAATGTATAAAGCTCACTTCTTAAATGAGTCTTATTCAATATTTTCTTCCGCTTTGTGTAAATTACAACCCCAGTTAATTTGTGAATTACCTTCATCACCAACATATCTCCAATGGTTTTCGCAGTAAACGCATAATTCTCTGTAAAATCTACATTTTTACTCAAAACTACACCTCACCTTCTTACTACTACTATAAACCATTTATACCTATTTTTTATATAAATTCTGTTGGCCCTCCTTCTGCTAACATTTCTGCTGCCTCTTCTGTTTTTTCAACAATATGATTGACAATACCATCAATGTCCATTTCTTGATTGATGTGGTTTTCGCTACGAGCGTCTATGTTAATTTCAGCAATTGTATAACGATCTATCGATTCTCTTTCCGCAATTTCACGAAGATATTTTAAATCCTCATTCAACATTTTTATTCCATCTGCAGTTTTTTTTGTATTATCGGCAGTTTTCCTCCCAGCATCGTTACCCTTATCGAGTTTATCACCTAATGCTAGGGCATCATCGATAGCTTTATTTATTAGATCATCGCTATTATTTTTATTTTTATCTTTTTTGAATAGGTTAGCACCCCAGTTGTAGCCTGTGTCCCAAGCCTCGCCCAAAGATTTCATTTCCATTTTAGGAGCTTCCCAGTAGTCAGCTGGAGCATCGCCTACCCAATCTTTTAATCCTGCTTTGATACCTTGTAAGTCACTTGTGATAGATTCTCTATGGTCATAAGTACCTTTTTGTTCCCAGCCGAGTTTTGTTGTAAGACCATCTGGTAACATACTAATGAACCAATTCCATGCTTCAATGGCACGGTTAACACCATCGATAATTGCATTTACAAAATTAGTAGCGAACTTATCCCATCCACTTGTCATCGAAATAATTAAATCTAGCACATTGGTAGCCAAGTTATAAAACAATCTTTTTACAGAATACATAGGATTTTTCCACACGTTCACAAAGAATTCTACATAAGAAGCCCACATATTCCATAGATAAGCTATGACATTATAGATTGCTGAACCCAACACCATAAATGCTCCTGCAACAATTCCGGTGGCATTAATAGACGTTCCTGCAAAATGATTAATTGTATTAATTACTAAATAAAAGAGTCCTATTAACAATACAATACCTGCTATAACTAAGCCTATTGGGTTTGCAGTCATGGCAGCATTCCAAGCCCACTGAGCAGCAGTAGCTAACATTGTAGCTACCCTGACCGTATATAAATAAGCAGCATAAACTAATAATGCTCCACCAACCCCTAAAATAATAGGACCAATCCATTGCCAATTATCATAAATAAAGGCACCTACAGATGCAATAGCATTAAGCGCATAACTAGCGAGTGTAGCAACTAATTGCAATGATTGACCAGCACTTTCTCTAAATGCCGCAAATCGATCACTGTTAAATATATTGTTAATACTTTGTAACACATCTTTAAACGCCCATAGCGCTTCATTTTTGAACGCAGTCCATATTTGTTCAAAAGTAAGAGGCATTGAATTAAATTTTTGGTTTATGTCATCTGCTGCTGCAAACATCGCATTTTTAACGACACTAGCTGTCAATTCTCCATCTGCTGCCATTTTGCGAATTGCACCAATGGAAACACCTAAATGGTCAGCAATGTTTTGAATAATAGTTGGAGCTGACTCAAATACAGAGTTTAACTCTTCGCCACGTAATACTCCTGAACCTAACGCTTGTGTTAATTGTAACGTAGCAGATGCTACCCCTTCTGCATTCGTACCAGCAATACCAAATTGTTTGTTAAGCAATTCAGCAAATGCTACCACTTCTGTTGTATTACCAAAGGCATCTTTTGCATTCATGCTCAACTTACCAACTAAATCTGCGGTTTGAGTATATGGTGCATAGGAACGTTGCGCAGCATCAAAAATTTGTTGCTGTAATTGTTGCACTTCGGTTAAACCACTTGTATCAACTTCTATATTGGTGGAAATAGGATCTACTTTTGGCATACTTTCGACAGCTAAGTTTAGTCGTGCATCAATATTAGTCATGTCGTCAGATAATTTGACGATATCACTAATGGATCGTAGAGATAAATAAGCTGCAACAATGCCCATTATTTTTCCTAATAGTCCATCAGCAGCACCTGTACCGTCTCTTATGTGATTGTTGAATTTTTGTTGAGCATTATCTGCATCACGGACTTCGTTTTCAATTCTATTTAATTGATCAGCGGCTCTTGCTAACTCTCTTCTAGCGATTTCAATACTAGATGTATCCATCATGTGACCCGATGCTACATTCATGGCTTCCATTTGGTTAACCATCATTGAAATGGAATTATGCATGGCTCGTACAGGTCGGCTCAATTGATCTTGGATTTGTATTGCTGTACGGATTGTTGCCACGAATTTCACTCCTCTCTTATACACCGTTCAATTTTGCGATACGATAATTGACTCTTTATAATCTTCCTGATTTTTTTTTCTAATTTTATTGCCTCTATTTTGGTATAACCTTTCATCATAGATGTACTTCGGTTTAGTTGGTTTACACGATTTTGAACTTCCTTGAAGCTTTTCATTGCTTCTATATATTTTTGTTCATAATCGTTATATATTTGGTCGTATGTGACTTCGTCAGAAGCGGTTTGAAGCGCTTCTTTATAATCTTTATGTGTTAGTTGAAACTGTTTCGCCGTTTCTTGTACAGTTTCTAATAAATGTTCTATCGTTTGAAGAATATGCATATATTACTTCTCCTTTAATTAGATTTAATAAATAAAAAAGGGCAACAAACAGAAGCACTGTGCGTGCCATAATTGTTTGTTGCCCTCGATTTTTTCGATAGACAAAATCTTTATTCTCTTAGCTATTATTATACCTCAAAATAGAATAGATTCCTTGCAATTTATACGAGAAATTTTATTATCCTGTGTGATAATTTCCATCGTTCCAAACTGTTGCAAAGACTTGATTTTTGCTTTTCCATCAGAAAATACAATCACACATGGACTCTTTAATCTTTCTTGTGGAATATATAACGCTCCATTTGTATCTAATTTTAATGGATCCATTGATTTCACATCCTCTTTCAATAATTTTAAAGATGGTGGGGCGAAATTTCGTCCTTCTTTCCTTTATAGTCCCCACTGTTCTTTTAATTTTGTTAAGAATTTCATCTTGCTACCATCATCACTACATGCATCAGGATGAAATTTCTTGGATGCCATTCTGTAGATTTCATGTAGCATCTTTTTTTCATCTTCTGTGTAGTTACTTTGTGAAGTTGAATAGTAACTACTATCATCATCTGAAAAATTACTGTAGTTACGTTTGAAACTTTCCTCGTAACTACGCCTTGTATATTCGTCACGTGTCTTTTTGTCAGCCATTACTTTTTCTAAGTATTCAGGATTCCTCAACTCACCAAACACGTCATAGCAATATCTATATGTGTCTTCACCATATAAATCTTCGAAAGCCTTTTTTACTTTTCTATGAGTTTCTAATATTGCATCATGATTCTTCTTAACTCGATATTCTTCTGTCTGTTGAAACTCCAATTCAACTTGTTCTATTAGTGGTTCCAACTTAGCGTTAATAAGTTCATGAAAGGTATCTTCATCAATGTTCATTTCATTTAACTTCTCTTCTAAAGCACGACTAATATAATGATCGCCATACCAAGAATCTATCAAATCGTAATAGCTCATTGTACAGATAACCCATTGTTTCTTTTTCACTTTGCCATTCTCACGGTAGCTATGATGAATACTAATTTTATAAGCATCTAATACAGGACGTTCAAAACGTTCATCACTGTATGTGTAACCGTATGATGTTTTCAGCTCCTCACCAACAAAGCCGAATTTTGTTTCAGTGACAATGATTTCTTTGTGTGTGCCATACGCATCTGGTTTTTTCTTTTGTATTTTCTGAATGACACAAAACATATACGTTTCTCCTTTCTATGTAGTTACTTACAGAACATACATAGTACCTACAATGCTAATAACACGCTGGTATCTTACGGTAGCGATTTTTTATCGTAAACTTTTCAGTATAGTTCTGTAACGCGCTGTCAGATAAGTCAACTCGCCCATACTGTTTTTCTTTCTCTCGTCTTTTCTTAATATCCTGATCGAATGAACCATCACGATCCCAGTAATCTAAAAACAGTTCTTCATCATCCATCGCCTCTATCTGGGCATCCCATTCAGTCACTGACATTTCATGAGCACCTTCTTTAATTTGCTCACGTTCTAAAACGTAGTTTAAGCACTCTCTCAGCGTTTTTAATACGTCAGGGTATAAATCAACAGGATTTACTTTCCAAGCTTCATATTGTGCTCGTTCGTTCTCATAGAGAAGGGAAACCGCTTCTTCTAATATTTCAACACGTTTTTTTACTCGCTTTATTCGCTGATTTCGCTTTTCGTATAGCTCTACCAGGTAAATAGCATAATCTTCAACATGACAAGCCAATTTGTAGATGCGTCCGCTGCCATAATCGAAACCTGTCATTGCTGGAGCAACACCTTCATAAGCTTCCTGTCGCTCCGCTTGATATACTCGGTCGATATCTTCTAATCCTTGCTGTGCATGTAAGTACGCCCAAAATTGACTGTCTGTTAGCATGCTATCACCCTTTCATTCGTTCTTCTCGTGCTTTTAAGCGGTCAGCCATACTTTGCTGTGTAATGTTTGATAAATCTTCTAAACGGACTTTCTGAGAGTTTAGAAGCTTATACAATTTCTTGTAAGCTAAATTCTCTAACGCTTTTAAATTTTTAATAGCCCTTATAGGCTCGGTTTGAACATAATCATAGAAAATCATCGCTGTACGTTCCCTCGGCACATTATCAAGTCTATGAGCTAAAATAAGCTCGTCCCTAAATTTCAATTCATCCCAGCAACTTGCGAGTATATCTGAAGCATTTTCAATCACTTCAATAGCAGCCGATATTTTATAACGCCTTACCTCACCATCAGGCATGGCCTCTGCTTCTTTTAGTGATTCATAAGCAGCTGGTATTTGCTTTTTAAAAAGGCGTTTTAGTTCTTCAAGGGTCAATTTCTCTCACCATCCCGTATATACAGTACACCAACATTTTCCAAAATTATAGCGAGTTGCCGACAAAAGCCAACATCTTCGGAGCGGTTATTAGCCTCCTACAAGCGACATATCTTAGTATTTCTTGTATCCTTAATACGGAAATATGTTAACAAAAGTTAGCATGGTTACATCTATGTTTCGTTTCGCAAGGATGCAACCATCGTATGAAAAGGTTGCATCCTTTTTCTTTTGATACGCACACTTTTGGATGCGCACTTTTTCTGTTCTACAGCATGGTAGTACTACGAAGAATTGTCGTAGTTGATTAAAGTACTGCAATGGAGTACTCCGTAAAATGTTAGGTTTGCAAGGCTCTAATATCACAATTACCTTACGTTTTCTTACTGTCCTGTTCCGTTTGGGAAGTGAATTGAGTTCCGTTTCGGAACGTTGCAACCTTAGCATTTCTTAACATGTCCCAGTACACTGAAAATTGTATTTAATCCTGTGTTTTGTAGCCTTTCAAAAGGAACGTTGTTTGTTTCGTAACGTTACTATTCAAACCCAGTCATCAAGTCGCTGCATTTCTTCCAATCTCTCATAATCTCGATGTGCTAGTGAAACAGCCAATTTTAAATATTGTTCTTGATGTGCAACACTCGGAAAATACTCGATTAATTCAGCACATCGACATACAGCTACGTTGCCTATCCAATTTTCTTTTGCTGCTACTTTTCTAACAGTTTGATAAGGTACTCCAAAAAGCTTCGAAATGTCCTTTAACGATGTACGGCTAATTTTCTGAGAGCGTGCGTAATATTCTCTCATCCAATCCCAATCAAATTTAAGATTCAAAATGTACACTCCTTCACTGAAAAACGTATAAAACTACTCTCCTAGTTTTAAATGTAGAAGCTGTAATTAATTGCAATGTTTTGCAACCTTTGATTGTAGCACTGCATTAAAAATACGCCCTTTTCACAGCCTAATTATCAACTGTGAGATTTACTACCAAAGGAGAGATATAATTATGAACTCAATAATCACCGTTTCTATCGATAAAGCTGAAATGGAACGCCTTGTACAGAAAGAAATCAAAGCACAGATTCAAGAAATTAATGCAGATCTAATCTACTGGGACATAAAGGAGCTATGCCGTCGAACATGTATGAGCAGATCGTTCATTCTCGAACAGTTTTTTTATCATCCAGATTTCCCTAAATATAAAGTCGGTACTAAGTGGCTTATGCCATTTAAAGAAACAGAAGAATTTCTAAGCAATTGGTTGAAACGACAACCACGCTCTTAGTAGTTGTTCTCCTTTTTAAGGCCTCTGAAATCTCCGAAAGGTTCTTTTAAGGCTGCCAAAAGTGCCGATTTCTCTTTTTATGGTGTCCGATTTGTCCGATTACTCCTCTGTAGGGAGGGGCAAATTTGACACACATTGTTTCTGGACCAACATCTCTATCCTTTCAACGCTGCTCGAACATGATAATAAAGATGGTTGTATATCCAGTTACCACTTAATTGCCTATCATTCAAAAAGGTTGTAGAGAAGCGGTAACGTGCCTCAAATGTTTTGATTCGTGCAAGCAATGCCTTCGGATTGTATTGACTTCTGTAGTTACCATTCACTAAATCGGAGTAACTACCTTCTACTAATAATGTAAAGTGTGACTTTTGCGAACGAATTAGCTCATGTTCAAACCGCTCCTCCTTGATACTGCTGGCTAACTCGTCAATACTGTTCTTACGTTCTACTATTAACGGAAAGTAGGTGTCTCGGTATATACCCAGCTCGAAGTTTTGCGGAATCATAGCACTATAATCCCCTGTATCTAGCTTTATAGCTGTATATGGGATATTATTGACTTGGAAAAAGTTTATAATATGCTGATTCACTTGCTCCCTCGTATCAATGAGTATCGCCATTGACGAGAGGAGCTTTTTTAGTTCAGTGTCTGTATAATTGAATTTAGTAATCATTTATAGATCACCTTCATTTCCTTGATACTCGTTAAATTCATATTCGTTCGCAGTTTGTATAAAAGCCTCTGTACGTTCAATTTGAATACATGCGTTTTCTAAATCAGGAAAATTTATTACGTCCCCCATGTTCCTACCACCCTTTCTAGTATCATTTAACAGCCCTTAAAGCAGTTTTAACTTCACCCTTATGGCTATCGCATTTAAAGCTAAAACACTTCTACGAGTTTGCTATACACCTTTTAAATCTACTTTACCCACTCACTGCTGTAGAACCTTGCTTTTTCCTCTCGTTCAACATGTTCAATATATGACTACTAAGCTTTTTAGGAATTTCCTCAAGCTGTGCTGTCTCTTGCAATACTGTCATGATTGAATCGTAATCAGAATATGCAAGCCATCCTGGTATTTCTTTATAGACTTGCTCGTCCACATTATCGAATGTGAATTGTATTGCTTTTTCAATACTTACAATTTGCTCATTTCGAGAAAGGGACTGACCGACGACTGTTTTTTCTTTTTCCTCTTCTACCGTGTCACTATATACGCTATTAGATATACTAGGAGCGGGAAAAGAGTCTTTAAGATCTTTGTCTGTCGGTCTTTCTCTCTTATTAGCATTATTTTCATAGTTATCATTGTTGTCGTTGTTATCATTGTTTGAATTATTATCATGGTTAACATTATTAAAATTATTAACATTATTGTTTGTGTTCATCTGTTGTTCATTTGCTGTTCGTTTGTTGTCCAGTTGCTGTTCACTTGCTGTTCTACTGCTGTTCATCTGTTGTTCATCTGCTGTCCACTTGCTGTTCATTTGTTGTTCAATTCCTTGATATTCACACCAGTTAACCACAGTAACAACGCTGTATTTCGTTGTTTTTTTGATGTTCAACATTTGCAACTGTTCAAATAATAACAACCATCTCCATAATGTACTTTCTGAAATAATATGGACATCTTTCGCGCCTTTGTTAAACTCATTTGCAAGTGCTTTTCTACCTGTTATGAATTGTCCAACTTCTAAATTGACAACCTGATTTCCCACCAGTTGATTTCGTTCTTTATGCGATGCTTTTAGTAAACAATGAATCCATAATTTCAACATATAAGGATCAGCGTATATCTCATGTTCTTGCAATTTCCTGTGTAGACTAATCCAACCAAGCATCCATTAATACACCTCCCTCCTTTTCCAGGTATTGAAGCTAAAATATCATTTCTGCAGCACCTCTCATCGCTTCAATAATTTTCTTATGTGTAGCTATATAATGCTCTTTATCCTGTAAGTAAGATGTAAGCTCATCTCTATTTCGAGCTAACCAGTAGCCCGAATGATTACCATTCTTTATGCTCACTACCGGCATACCCTTCAAGCGCAAATTAAAAATAAGCTGGTGAAAATAGCGACGATCCTTAATCATTAATCGCTCCATAATTTGTGAACCTGTTAAACTCTCTGATTCTCTCAACCCTTCTAAAATGCGATAGACACGTAATTCATCATTAGTTAGATTTTCATACATCCACTTTGACCTCCATTCTTCTGCACCTATTCCATACACACTGCCGCCAAGCTTTGTAGTTTCACCATTCACTAGTAATTTCATTTATAATTTCAAAGGCTTGCCGATATGGCCACCATCGTTTACGATTCTTTTTTATCTCGATTGATCGCATTCTTACATCACAAGTAATTACATCCTCCAACCATCGCTTCGACATACAAGTTAGTGCAGCCATTTTATCTAAATCAATGAGCCATAAAGTCTCTCTTATTTCCTCATCAAGCCGTTTTTCAATATATTGACGTACTGCATGTTTATTAAAATTCACTTCTATGTTTGCTGGAATCATTATTATGCTACCTCTCTTTCTAAATGATTGTATTTTCTCATTTTGCAGTTACAAAAAATAAATCATCAAATTCAGCATTTAAAATCCCAATAATAGCTTTTGCTTTTTTTGGCGAAATGCCATTTCTACCACCTAAAACGTTTGAAAGGTTACTTTGGCTCATGCCTATCTTTACCGCTAACTGTGTTAATGAATATCCATTTTTATAGACCGCTTCAACAAATATATCTTTGGATTTAACTTCAATCATAAGAAATCTCCCCTTTTGCTTCATTTGTTAACAAAGAAACTCACTAATGTTTCATTCGTTATCATGAATCTATCTTATGTTTCATTTGTTATCTTGTCAACTTTATTTGAATTTAAAATGTTTCATTTGTTTTCTTTTGTGATATACTCAAAAAACAAGGGAGGTAACTCTATGTTGATAGGAGAAAAAATAAGAACACTCAGAGAGTCAATGCACATGACACAAGAACAACTTGCTGAACTCTCCGGTGTGTCTCGTGTAAGTATCGGGAATTATGAACGAGGTAGCAGAATGCCATCGCCTGAAATCTTAAAAAAGTTTTCAGATCCTTTAATGATTCCATATACTGAATTAATGGAGGTAGCAGGGTATATTGACAAACCACCAAACGATTTAGAAAGAATTGATAACATGATTCAATTTGTTCAAAATAAATTACTTTCTCGTTACGAACAAAGAGAAACATTGAATAGAGAATTTGGTAAATTCGTATGGGATGATGATACAGTTAACGATCCAACAGAATATAAACTCATGACTGCCATCCGAAACACTAACGATAAATATATTAATGCATTCGAAAATAGCTTAAATAAGTTTTCAGAACTTCGAGCCATTATTGAAAATGGGCAACCAGTTGAAAATCTCACTACAATCATTAGCTCATTAATAAACCCAAAAATTGAAGATGATGAACCGACTCATATTAATGGAATTAAAATAAATTATGATAACAAGATAGAATTATCATTAAATGATTTTCATGAAAAAGTTGGGGAGTTAATAGAACTATCAGAAAAACCTGATGAGTATATTGATAAAGATTTATTGCTAAAAAAGGTTGAAGATTTACACAAACTAAATAATGAAATACAGGAGTTATTTAAAATAGATCGCATTAAGAATGAAGTTCGAAAAGAAGAATTTAATGATATTTTTTTCGATTCCAACAAGCAACTAGAATTGAAAGAAATCCTAAAATCTGATACGCCAATAGAAGTAAATGGGAAACCTTTGACCAATGACGAAAGAGAAAAACTATTAAAAATAGCTGAAACAATGTTTTCTGACTAATTGCTTAACAACTAATAGCCTAATAACTCACCTATTCCTGTACACACGCCGCCAAGCATGAAAGGAATGGACAAGGTGAAGTTATATAAATCAACAAAAGAACCCGAAATATATCACTATTTCAATGCAAACAAAGAAAAATTGTGGATGTATCGCCATAAGTATTATGATGCTACTGGAAAGCGGAAAGAGAAGAAAAAAAGTGGCTTTAAAACAGAAAAAGCAGCATTGAAAGCCCTGTTGGAAGTAAAGGCTGCAACGCTGCGTGGTGAAAAAAGCTATGTAGAAAATGAACAAATGACAGTTGGTGAATGGCTGGACACTTGGTATGAAACGAATAAAGCTAAATGGAAAAAAGGGACACAGGTTCAACGAGAAATCATTGTACGTGTTCATTTAAAGCCCCTACTAGGTGATTACAAACTTCAAAAATTAGACAAGCAAACATATCAAAGAGTATTTATCAATGCTCTTATTGGTAATTACAAGCCTAGTACAATACGTGCTTGGCATACCATCTTTAAAATCGCTATTAATTCAGCAGTAGAAGAAGAAATACTCAGCCGGAATCGCTTCACGAAAGTTACGATTCCTACTGAAGCCAAAAAGAAAAAGGAAGCTGCCAACTTCCTTACTCCTACTGAATTAGTCACTTTTTTAGATGATGCCAAACAGAATGAAAATGTTACCCACTATACTTTTTTCCTTACGATTGCTTATACTGGCATCCGCCGTGGTGAAGCATTAGGATTACAATGGAAGAATATAGACTTCCAAAACAACACCATTACAATTGAGCGTACTAGGGATGTTATCGGAATCCACACACCAAAAACAACAAATAGCTATAGAACCATTCTAGTAGATGGAATGGTTATGAAGCAACTAGAGACTTATTTAAAATGGTGTAAAAAAGCATTATTTAAAAACGGTCGGAAACTGCAAGACGATTTATCAAAAGACGATACGTTTGTGTTTATATTTGAACATGCTGCAGATCCGATTGCTCCGACAAGTCCTATTTATGCTTTTAATAAAATTTTAGATCGGACTGGACTGCCAAAAACAACAATACATGGTTTAAGGCATACACATTGCACTATCTTGTTAAACCGTGGACTCAATGTGAAAGTTATTGCTGAACGATTAGGCAATACACCCAAAATGATAATGGATGTATATGGCCATGTTCTAAAGGAATTAGAAGCTGAATCTGTATCACTCTTTAGTCAAACTTTACAGGCTAGTGGGGCTAAAATTGGGGCTAATCATTAA